GATACGCTCAGCGTTAGCCAAGGCTCTGGCCGCTCTGACCGCCTCAAATTTCTCATGCAGCTCAGGGTCAGAGTTGATCCGATTCAGCAGGATGTTGTAGGTCACGCCGTTAGACCCATCGCCCACGAAAGCACGCAGCGAATTGCCGTCAGCCAAATGCTCCCAGAGCTGCTCCCAAAAGTCTGGGCTGCTCATAATCTTGAGGGCTTTCTCGCGCCTCTCACGCTTTCTGGGTGCACCTGCCATCAGTCCTGATCCTTGTAGTCCACATAAGTCGTGACGTCCTCATAGTCCATCTCATAATCGACGACAGACACCACGTCAAAGTTGCTGTACTGAGTCCTGTAAACCTGCTCAGGCTTGTTGCGGGTCTTCCTAGTCTTAGGGATAACAGCCTTCTTCTCATCGGCGTAGACACGCCGCCAGAGCTTCTCACTCGTCGTGAATCGATGGCCGCAGCGAGTGCATTGCCGTCGCCTGCGAGCCTCACGCTCAAACTGGTAGACCTTGACGACCTCGCTAGGCTTGGAACACTTCGGACAGCGCACGTTACCGCTCCGGCAATTCTTTTTTTGCCATCTCCAGCCAATCGTCCAGCGGCTGAATCACGATGAATCCCTTGTGGTCGCCTCGTGCAATCACAATCGGCTTGTCAGTATCGCCACAGGCTTTCTGGCACTGCTCAAGCCATTCGTAAACGGCTATGCCTTTCCGCCTCTTGACCTCAACCAAAAACTGGCCCAGGCGAACATCAGCGCCGCCGTCTCTGGCTTGGCCTAGTATTCGATTAGTTTGCCACCCAGTTGCCTCTGTGATGATTTTGCAGACTTCTCGCTCTGTCTCAGCCCCTCTCTGCCTTTGTCTCAATCCCACGCTACCACCCTGCGGTTGCTCGTCCGATATCTACAGCATGGCACAACTCTTTTGCGTGGTGACCATAAATCGTCAGCGTCTTACGTTTCTTGCGCCTGACAGGCTTGCGCTTGAACTTGAACTCATCAGGCTGCCTAGCCTCATCAACCGCCTCACAGACCAGCTTGATGACCTGGTTGCGTTCCAGCGTCTGGATAGACGCCTGCCGCACAAACTCATCCGACAGCCCTCTAGCCCGCTGGCTTGAGTGATAGCCGCAGCGCTTGCCGCCAGCGCGAGGCAGTAGACAGACCGGACACCTATTCGCCGTACTTAGCATGCGCCTCTGCCCTCTCTCTGGCCGCCTCAAGAGTCTGTAATCGGTCGATGACTCTCGGCTCGGCCTTATGCCTATCACGTCTGACCAACGTGTAAGTCACCTCACCCGCCACGTTGGACGGGTTGATGGAATACCGCCGGCAGGAAGTTGTCCACAGCCAGAAGTCATCTGGCGTGTTCTTAATCCAAGTCAGCCCAGCTTGGTTTTTTTCCGACCGTTCCATTTGAGTCCTCGTGCCATAACAACTTGCCATCAAATCGTTTCTGGAATGTTCGCATGACCCGGAGCCATTCCACGCCGTAGCAGTTAGCTAACCTCTTAGCTAACTCCGACTCCATGTCGGCTGGCTCCAGCTCGGGTACTTGCTTAGGTTGTTGCTTGTAAACAACACGTTGCGTTCTTGCCACATCTCCTCCATGTAGGTCTTGCCTTGTTCGATGTATGTGTGTGGGTCATGTTGGAATGTGGGAACCCTAAAGGGATTCCAACATTTTCCAACATCAATGACCGTGGGTTTTTGTGGGTTTCCAACATTTTCCAACATTTTCCAACATCACAGCTTGGCGAGCTTAGAGCCACCCACTGACGCCACCAAGAAGGGCGACAACATGAGCTTTTCGACCGCATCGTGGACGCTGTGCCGGTTCAGCCCACACTCACGCCCAATCGACCGCAGCTCCTCCACCGTCCAGATAAGGTCAACCTCTGACTTCTTCTGCCTCTCTCTGAGGGCGTTAAGGATGGTGCGCTGCGTCTTGCCCGTCGGTGAGTGTGCCTCGGCCTTGACGGGCGCTGCGTCGGTCTGGCGCATGACGAGAGACTTGACCCGCTCGCCGTACTTGTCGGCCCTGCCAAGGTCAACCTCCACCGCCTCATAGGCCAAGGGCGACAGGCTCGCCGTGTCCTTGAACCGCTCACGGCTCACCGTCACCACCATCCCGGTCACGTCCGGCCGCTGCACGATGTACTCGGCGTCAGGGTTTGCCATCAATGCACTGGCACCACGAGGCCGCTTGGCATCGCCGTGGCCGCTGTGCGCCACGATGAGGATGCTCGCCTGGTACCGCTCGCGCAGTCCACGGGTCAGCCTTGACAAATACTCGGCCACCTCTTGGTTGCTATTCTCATCCATGCCTGCGCTGAACTTGGACAGCGTGTCAACCACCACCAATGCCGGCCGCAGCCCCTCCACGTCTATAGCCTCCACAAGCATGGCAAGCTCATCATCGCTGTTGAGGTTCGCCACCTGCTCCAGCGCCAGCATGTTGATGTCATCGAGCGTCTGCCCCTTGCCAAACTCCTGCATCCACGCCTCAGCGCGCCGCCCTAAGCCAGCACCCTCACCCGACAGCACCACCACAGGATTCCCAGCCACCGCGATGCGCATGGCCCAGTCCAGTGCGATGAACGACTTAAACGATGCCCGCGGCCCCGCCAGCACGGCCAGCACATTCGCCTCAATCACGTTATGGATGAGCCACGTCGCCTCACGCCGCTCGCTCACAATATCGCCGATGCGGCGCAGGCTAAACGTGCGCGGGCCGAGTGCTAGGCCAGAGTCAGTCATGCCACCCGGCGTCACACTTGGCGTCACAGCAGGCTCAGTCACCCGCACCATGCCCTGCGCCTCCGGCACGTCGCTGTAGTCATCTCTGTCGCCCTCTGGCATCGGCGGCGGGCCAATACGCACCGACTCTGGTACGGACACCCACCCGCCCGCCTTGGCTGCGTTGAAGAGACTGCCGAGCGTGACGCCGCCTCGGCGGTCTAGGTGGAACGATTGCCAGCGGTACTCAATATCCGCACGCCCTGCATAGCTCGCCGGCAGCTCGCCCGTGATGCCACCGCTACTCCACGCATCCCACAGCTCAAGACCATCATCTGCACCGCCACTGGCATAGTGCAGCGCCATGCCCACCATCAGCCACGGATCGTATTGGCTCGGGTCAATATGCGCCAACGCCTCAGTGATGCGCGGCAGATCGCGCTGGAAGTCCTGAGAGGTGCCGACCTTCGCCGGCACCTTGGCCGCAAGGCTGGCAGGCAGCTCCAAGTCCATGCGCCGCTCGTCAATGAGGCCAGCGGGCAGCGGCTGGATGTCACTCATCGGCCCCTGCTGTCCGTAGTGGAGCGGCCACCAGATGATGTAACCACCCTCGGCTCTAATGTCTAACCCTTCCCGCTTGACCTTGCCGAGCGTGACAGATACGCCACCACGAATACGGACACCCGCCGGTGTACTGAATAGGTAATGCCTACCACCACTCCCGCCGCCTGTCGCGTGGACTCGGGTGCCGATTAGTGCCGCCTGATTCTCCTCCAGCCACTCTCTAGCAGCTCCAGAAGCAGACGCAGCATCGTAGTCGATGACGGCGAGGCGGGTTCCTGCGCCGGTTGGCACTCCAACGAGGGCGTCTGGGCGGGCTGCCCACCACCGTCTGATTTGCGCCTCGTCTTGCGTGGCGTCTTTGAATCCGTTTTTGGTGAGTGGGCTTTTGGCCCTGAGCGTGCGCCCTTCTTGGTCTGTTTCATCGTTCCTCCTGCATGGAAATACTGGGTACTTCTTGGCGAGGTCAAGCACACGCTCAACCGCCACCACGGCTGTCAATTCTGGTTTCATGTCACACCCCCACCGGATAAAGGTCTGGCCGCAGCGCCGTCCTAGAAACGCCTGTAGCGGCCTCTACGGCGAGGACGCGTAAGGGTGGCACTCTGCCCTGCCGCAGCCATCTGCTGACCGCTGCTGGCGCTATGCCGAGCTTACGAGCCAAGGCGGATTGACCGCCCACCTGATGCACCGCGTGGATGAGTGCCGCTGCCTGTGGCGTAATCTTTCTGTTCATGCCAATATCTTAACCTGACGTTACGAGGTTGTGGGAAGAAATATGCAGGGCGAAATAGACATGCAATTATCTTTAACCATCTGTTGCAATCCTGATTGAGCCTTGCTACAGTACACACATGGACAGCGCAGTGCTGCACCCAGAAGCGATAAAAGAGGTAAGCAAAATGGTCAAGATGAAGAAACACTCAGCAGGCGGCGAGACTTTTTACCACGTCACCTTAAACATTGCTGGAACGGACTTTGACTTCTTCGGCAACAAGTACGGACGTGAAGGCGAGTACATGGTGGCAGCGTTTGAAGTAGGCAACGGCAAAGACGTGCGCGGCTCTGGCAAGAGCAACACCCTGAGCGATGCTCTGATTCGCGCCATCAAGCGAGTGCAGGTCAGCATGGAGGCGGCGGCCTAAGCCGCCCTCTCCAAAGGGGATACAACATGCATATCATCAATTTCATCAACCACGATACCGCCATGATGGCATCAGTCCACCAAAAGATGGATGGCCGCTATATCGTCCACTTGGATGACTTGGACACTGACCTGCGGGTGCAGCCGTCGCGTATCTTTTTGAATGTAGACCAAGCCGCCAAATATGCGGCGAATTTGGTGGCAAAGGAGGCAGCAGCCTAACCATGACAACCACCAAAGAAACCGTGACACTGGAAACCTTAGAGCAAATGATGAAGCGCCACGATTGGCTCTATGGTTTCTCAGACGACTATGACGTTTACGGCAAAGGCTCACTGGCCGAGGCAGCGTTAATCGTCGCCTGTAATGAGCTGTCCAGAGCCGGCCACAAGGATGAGGTCAAACGGCTCTGGGACAAGTACTGCCCAAAGGAGCAACGCAGGTGGATGTAATCATCGATGCCGCCTCGCCTTCTGAGTGGTGGATGCTCGCCAAGGCATTCTGGTTGTTTGCCGCGCTGTGTGCTGTTGGCATGCTCATGGAGCGTAAGTAGTGAAGTACCTCTCTGTCTGCTCTGGCATTGAAGCCGCCACCGTCGCGTGGCATCACATGGGATGGCAACCTGTTGCATTTAGCGACATTGAGCCTTTCCCGTCTGCCGTACTTGCGCATCATTACCCTCATGTCCCTAACCTTGGCGACATGACCCAATTTGAGGAGTGGAACCTTGAACCAATTGACCTTCTTGTCGGAGGAACTCCCTGCCAATCCTTCTCCGTCGCGGGCCTCCGCAAAGGGCTTGCCGACCCAAGAGGCAACCTCATGCTTACCTTTCTTGCAATCGCTCAATGTCAGCGGCCTAAATGGATTGTCTGGGAAAACGTCTCCGGCGTCTTGTCATCTAACGGAGGACGGGATTTTGGAACCTTCCTCGGGGCGTTGGGGGAGTTGGGGTATGGGTGGGCGTACCGAGTCTTGGACGCTCAATGGTTCGGAGTGGCCCAGCGCCGCCGTCGTGTGTTCGTTATCGGA